GTGGCGGCATCATCGCGTTCTTTGTTTATGCAACAAATTTGCGTTAATTTGCGGAGATGGTCTAGAATAAAACAATGAGCAATGCCAAAAAGAAGCCGCCCATAAGGACAAAAACGCCCCGCACGTTGATGATGAGGGCGAGGGCTTCTCTTATTGGCGTAACCGTATCAACCCTAGCTCATTGGGAGAACGACGGTTGCAATATCGAGGATGACGACAGCGTAAAGGCGCACGTTGCAAAACTTACGCGTCATCCAAAGACGATCAATCCAGAATATTTAACGCCACCCGAAGAATTGGAAGAAACGCCCGACATGGCGCATCTTAAAACGCAGTTACTTCGGACAACTGATGGCAAAGTAGCGCAACGACTAGCGACACAGATTAAAGGACTGGCAGACGCGGAAAAGCTAGAAATCCTGCAATCGAAATTCATCAGTATTGACGAATACCAGACCGCGAACACTCGGCTAGGATCAACTTTGAAAGCCGCACTAAACAAGGCGCAAGTCGATTTGCCTGTTATGCTTTACGGTCGATCACAGCACGAAATGCAGATAGCAATTCGCACTTACATGGACAAGCTACTTGAAACCCTAAGCGATAAAGAAAGCGAGTTATGGTCTCCAAAATAGACATCGGACTTGATGCTTTTCGTAAGGCGTGCCGTCCGCCGCAAAGGCTTTCACCGAGCGATTATGCGCATGATCGTGTCGCCATTTACGAGGGCAAGTCGCCATATTACGACAAGCACGCAACACCATGGATGAACGAGCCATTAGACCAGTTGGCTAATCCAGAATGCACCGAGTTGATTTTACTCGCGCCGACAGGATCAGGGAAAACCACAATGATGGAAGCGGCGATGGCATATATTGTTGCAGAAGACCCTGGCCCAACTCTAATCGTAGGGCAAACAAACGCTACGATTTCCGAATGGTTTGAAACGCGATTGATGCACACCTTTCGGAACACGCCAGAAACAAAGCATTTGATTCCGAGCGGAAAGCATCGGCACAAGGCGCGTAAAGACGCAATCATTTTCCCGCACATGACACTGTTTTCGACAGGTGCAAACATCAGCGGAACACAAGCGCGATCTATGCGCCGTGTCTTATGCGATGAGCCTTGGACATACACTCTTGGCATATTGCGACAAGCAGAGGCGCGATTGCACGACAGGCATAATCGGCAATTTATCCTTATTTCACAAGGCGGCACGATTGGCGATGATTGGCACGAGAAGTGGGCGCAAACGAATCAACGCGAGCGTCATTACTGTTGCCCGAAATGTCAACTAGAACAGGTCTATGCTTGGGCAAATGTTCGATATGACGAAATACAAGGCGATGACGTAGCAACAAGCAAGACAGCGAGAATCGTTTGTGCAAATGCCGATTGTGACTTTGTGATCACAGAGGACGCGGAATTACGCCGAAGTTTGTCCATGAAAGCGCGATACATTCAAACGACAACGGGAGTCGATGGTAGTTTTGGCTATCGTTTCTGCATGCTTGAAAACTGGCACGTTCCGTTGTCGCGTTTGGTATTAGAGCGAATCAAAGCAATGCGCGAAGTGTCGCGTGGTAACTTGGAATTGCTGAAATCGTTCATTCAAAAGCGACTCGCGGATTTTTGGAACGATGAAAAAGAAGATACGCGACCAGAGTTAACAGGCGGCGGTTACAGCGTAGCAGATTACGCAAACGGCGAAAAGTGGGAAGATGAGTTTTGCCGTTTTATGACAATTGATAGGCAGCAAGACCATTTTTGGGTTGGCGTTCGCGCATGGGCAATTGATGGGGCATCGCGCCTTTTATGGTTTGGCAAGGTTGATACGTGGGACAGGCTTAAGGTAATCCAAGAGCAATACGGAGTCGAAAACCGCAAGACGCAAATTGACTGCGGATTCCAAAAAGATGAGGTTTACAAGCGATGCGCTCAATACGGATGGCTCGCATTGCGCGGCGACCAGCGCGATAGTTATCCGCATAAAAACAAAGCGGGCAACACAATCTACAAGGGTTATTCACGATACCAAAATGTCACCGCATCGGATGGCAAGAAAACGATGGTTGCGTTTTTCAGTAACTTGGCGATCAAGGACACCTTGCACCAACTCCGAAACGGGAAAGGCGTAAAGTGGGAAATCCCCGACGACATCGGCAATGAATATCTACAGCAAATTGACGCGGAGGTTCGGCGCGGCGAGGGGCGTTCTGCAATCTGGAAACCAAGGCGCAGGGATAACCACGCTGTCGATATTGAAGCCGAACAAGTCACGCTTGCGTCAATGCTTGGCTTAATCGGAACACCCGATGACGAACCAGAAGAATCACAATGAAAATAAAACCAACACGAAAAAGCCTAGATCGGTTCAACTACTTTGTGCAATGCGAAGATGGAAACCGCTTAGAGAAAATACCATTAGTCGAAAATGGCTATACGGCGGCAGAGTGTTTCCATGCTCATGAGACTTTCGGCAAATCCATTCCATGCCGTGAACCAGAATTGTTAACACGGGCAATCAACGGCAAAGAGTGGCACGGCGTAAATGTGACAAATTGGGCAGAAGATTACGTTGGTCGCATATTGTTTTCCGCTGAAATCCGATCTAAATTCCCTGAGTGGGTGCAACGTGATATTTTCGGCAGGGCAGGGCAAATAGCTATGCAACAACTTGGCTTTGTTCCAACATTTGTAAAGACAAGCAATGATTTTTCAACGCTATGAGATTTGACACCGTGGCTTTGTCATGGATGTCTCACCGAAACAGTTGATACAAGCGTATTACGACGCAGCTATTGACGATCCGACTATCCTCCGCTCGCTAATCGATGCGAGAACTGCCGCTTTAACTGGCATGCTGTCAAAAGGTGGCGGGAACACGCTTACCAACTCCCAAAAGAACGGAATTAGTTACTCCGTTCTAGTTTCATTGCCAGAAACCACGCGCCTAGTTGTTCTGAATAGCGCAATCAACTGGATTAAGCGGGGAATTCGCCCTACATCGCGCACGATTGGAAACATGCAACCCTATTATGATTGTTGATTACTACGGAAACCCATGGAAAGCAGCACAGGGAGCGGTAACTAATACACCTGCTCGCCCGTATCAGCCTGTCCAAATGAAGGACATTGGCGAGCTTGTGCCGTCGCGTGACAGAAAAACGCTTGTTTCGTTTTCTCGCCGTTTGTATCTGAACGAAGGAATTTTGCTTGGTGCGATTCAGCAAAAAGCGATGTATTCCGTTGGTCGCTCATGGCAAGCGCAATCGAAGTCGCCTAACCGTGAATTTGCCGCACAAGCTGAATACCTAATCAATGACGAATGGTATAAAATCTGCGACGTTCGCGGCGGCCAAAACACTTTTCAGACAAACCTTTACGCAACATCATGCGCCATCGACCGCGACGGCGAGGCTTTCATTTTGCTAACAAAAACGGACAACGACTATCCGCGCATCCAACAAATCCCTTGCCACCGCATTGCTAATCCAAACGGATTCAACGACGGCAAAATCACAAAAGGATCATACAAGGGTAAAACGCTGACCGACGGCATCATATACAGTAACGGTGCGCCATTGGCGTATTGCTTCAATGATGAGAAAGGAGAACTGATTCAGTATCTCGAAGCGCAGAATGTCATTCACATTTTCGACCCCTCATGGCAGGAACAAGGGCGTGGATTGCCAGCATTTACCCACGCGCTAAACGACTTGCGCGACTCATTGCAGTCTCACGAATGGGAGCGATATGCACAGTTGATGCTTTCAAGTATTGCACTGATTGAGCATAACGAAACAGGCATGCCCGACATGGATGATAACACGCAAATCCTAAACGGGACAACAACATCCAACGAGCGCGGCATTGTATCAGAAACATACCAAGGTGGGCAGGTGCGATACTTTGCGGCTAAGAGCGGCGGCAAATTAGACACAATCAAAAACGACAGACCAGGTGACATGTGGGAATCGTTTCAAAACCGAATTTACCGCAAAGCATTGGCGGGAATCAACTGGCCTTATTCGATGGTATGGCATGCAACGGGACAAGGCACAGCGGAACGCGCCGACCTTGGACGCGCACAACGAGCCGTAGAGGATCGTCAAGACTTGCTGGAATACGCGGCAAATCGAATCGTCAACTACGTCACGGCTAAGTTCATCAAACTTGGCAGACTTCCCGCCGCTGAGGGGTGGTATAGATGGCGTTTCACCTATCCGAAAAAACTCACGATCGATGACGGACGCGTTTCCAAGGAGCTTATCGAAATGTGGAAAGCTGGCGGCATTAACATGCCCGACATTCTTGGATTCCTTGGCAAATCACCAGAAGATCACTTGGATGAACGCCTTGCATATCTGACAATGCAAAAACTCAAACAAAAAGCGGTCAACGAAAGCGGTCTTGGCATCGTGATTGAAGATCGAGAAATGGCGATGCTTACGCCGAACGAAACACCGAAAGAAGTAACCGTAGTATGAACTATCTCACAATCGAAAACAAAAGCGCAAAGGTCAAATTGAATGACCATGTGGACAAATTCAGCGTCGATAAAGTTATCGAGGACATCGAAAAAGTCTATGGCATGAAAGCCGTTGAAAACCACTACGCATTTGGCGAGATTGTCGCTTGCGCTGATAACGCCGTCGATACGCTAGACGTAGAAATCCACTCAGGCGGCGGCAGCGTGTTTGAGGGGTATCGCATTTTCAATGAAATGAAGAAACTCCGCGAGCGTGGCGTTTATGTCACGGCTCGAATCAACACACTAGCGGCAAGCATGGGCAGCGTCATCGCAATGGCGGCTGACAAAGTGGAAATCGCCAGCAATGGAAAGATTATGATTCATGAGGCATCAGGCGGGGCGCATGGCGACAGCGAAACATTGCTCCGCTATGCTGAACTGCTTGAAGCTATCAGCGACGAAATCGCCGACGTTTATGCCAGCAAGACGAAAAAACCGAAAGAAGAAATCCGCGCTTTGATGAAAAAAGAAACATGGATGACAGCAAAGCAAGCTGTCGAAATGGGTTTTGCTGATTCTATTTTTGACACGAAAAACAATGTGATGAGAATTTTAGACAAATTCAAACCCGATGCCGCACTTGTTGAAAAAGTTCAAGGACTTGAAGCGAGTTTGCAGGAAAGCGAGACTAAGATCAATGAGGCAAATGCGGCTTTGGCTGAACGCGATAATGATATTGAAAACGCTGTTAACGAGCTTTTGCAAATCAAGGCGCAGGTTGCGGTTTTTGAAAACAAAGTGACAGAAATCACCGCCGAGCGTGATGCCGCCAACAGTTCACTTGTGGAAGCGCAAGCGAAAGTCGCAGAACTCGAAGCCGCTGTCATTACCGCCAACGAATCCGCAAACGCAAAGGCAATCGAAATCGCCGCACAAGCAGGACTTGCCCCGCTTAACGTCACCGCCGACGAGGACGACAAATCCAAACTGATGAGCCGTGCCGATTTCAACAATCTCAGCCCTAAAGCTAAGTCTGAATTCTGCAAAGCTGGCGGCAAAATCAACTAATCAACTTATGGCGCGATCAAAGAAAATTCAAGACGACGAAGCCACCGAACAAGTGGAAGAATCAGCAGAAAATCCTCTTGTGATGTCGATCGCAAAACTCAATCAACTAACCGAAGAACAAAAACAACTTTTCCGCGCTAATGGCGGGACGACAACTGAAAACTAACTATTATGGCTAATACCCTTACCAACCTGATTCCTAATGTCTACGCCGCTTTGGACGTAGTTTCCCGCGAGCTTGTCGGCGCATTGCCTGGCGTAACCCGTGACGCAAAAGCTGACCGCGTTGCATCCAACCAGACTCTCCGCATACCGCAAACTCCCGCTAACACGACTTCCAGCTACACGCCGTCGATGGCGATTCCTAGCGCGGTCGATCAAACGATTGCCAACGCGTCTCTGACCCTGACCAAAAACAAATATGCTGCGTTTTCTTGGACTGGTGAAGAAACCTACGCAATGGATCAAGGCCCAGGCTTTTTGAACATCGAGCAACAACAAATCGCCCAAGCATTCCGAGTGCTTGTGAACGAAATGGAAAACGATGTTTGCGACGCTCTCGCCCAAGGCGCTTCTCGCGCTTACGGCACGGCTGGAACGACTCCATTTGCATCCAACCTTGGCGATTCCGCGCAAGTTCGCAAGATTCTTGACGACAACGGCGCACCTGGTTCGTCTCGTTCGCTTGTTATCAATACCTCCGCTGGCGCAGCACTTCGCACCCTTGGTCAACTTACCAAAGCAAACGAGTCTGGTAGCACCATGACTTTGCGCGATGGCGAATTGCTCAACTTGCAAGGCTTCAGTGTTCGTGAATCCGCCCAAATCAACACCGCCACTGCTGGCACGGGTTCGGGCTACCTTATCAACGAAGCTGGTGGCTACGCTGTCGGTTCGACCGCTCTGACTCTTGACACTGGCACAGGCACAATCCTTGCTGGTGACATTATCACCATCGGCTCGCACAAGTATGTGGTCGCATCCGCTCTTGCTACTAACGTGGTGACTATCGCCGCTCCTGGTCTGGTTGCCGCTGTCGCTAATAACGACGCCGTTACCGTTAACGCCACTAGCTCGCGCAACATCGCATTTAGCTCCGACGCTTTGGTTCTCGCTACCCGCTTGCCGATCTTCCCATCACAGGGCGACTTGGCAATCGACAACGAAATCATCACCGACCCACGCACGGGCATCAGCTTTGACTTGCGCGTGTACCCTGGTGACGGCATGGTTCTGTATCGCATCCACGCTCTTTGGGGCTGGGTTGCTCCAAAACCTGCCCACGCTGCAATTTTGCTTGGCTAATTACTGCATTCTTGGTTCATGTGTTCACCCTCGCATCGGAAACGGTGCGGGGGTTTTACTTTTGGAAAAGAGAAAAAATCTAAAATAATTATTGATTTTGTGCTGCTTTCTGTTACCGTTCTTGTGTCGCGCAGCTACCGCGATAAACCTTAATAAAAATTTGCCATCTGTGGCTTTGGGTCTAATTACTCTTAGGAGTTTTTAGGTAGCTCCCAAAAACACAGGTGGCTTTTTATTTGCAATATGACACCAGAAGAAAAAAGGGAAAAAAGAAACGCCTATCTAAGAAACCGATACGCTCAAAAGCGTGACGAGTTACTAATCAAGCAACGCGAATACGTGAAGCTCAATAAAGAAAAAATTGCAGATTACAAAAAGAATTACGCCACTAAAAATAAAAAAGAAATAGCGGAGTATAAAGCGAATTACGCCAAATTGAACAAAGAGAAAATTTCTCAATACATGATCAATTATGCCGTTGCTAACAAGGAAAAACTTCGCAATTATTACTTCCAGAGAAGAGCATTGCTTGATTCTCAATTAAAAGAAAAAAGAAAAAATTATTACGCAAAAAACAAGGTCGCAATGCTTGAAAAGCAGAAAGCGTATTATGTAAAAAACAAAAGCGAGATCAGTAAAAGGACAAGTAATTATTATGCTCGCAATAGGATTCGAATAATTGAAAAAACCAAAGAATGGGGCGGCACGCAAAAAGGCAAAGCTGTAAAAATTGCGACAAACTCAAAGCGGAGGGCTATAAAAAAATTAGCAAAAGTGATAGACGAGCAAAAGATAAAAGATTGGATAAAACAATGGAAGTCGTTAATTATTGTAAATTGCCATTGGTGCAAAAATCAATTTGCTCCAAGTAAGTGTCACGCAGACCACGTTATGCCGCTTTCAAAAGGCGGCGATCACTCAATGGAAAACCTTGTGATTGCTTGCGCATCATGCAATCACAGAAAAAACGCAAAAACCCCAGATGATTGGATCAAGGAAATCTCAAAAGAGCCCTTTGCAATCCGTTATTGACATGATCTCACAAGTAGAATGTCGGACGTAGACCAATTTATGACTTTGCATCACGACGAATGCGACACCACAATGGGCGTTGTTTCCATGTCGTGCAACGGGCAGACGTTTGACGTAGTGGACAATCTTAAAAGTAAAGCAGTCGATGGCGAGTTTGGCAGCTTAGAGCCACAAATACGCGGCATTGTCACAGCGCAACCCGTCAATGTGGAATCA